TAATAATCCGGATCCAGCATCAGGTGCTAAATCTGCAGAAAGTGTGACAGACATTAAAAATAATGCTATGGCGTATTTTGCAACTCAAAACCGTTTGGTAACTAGAGAAGATTATGTTGTTCGAGCTTATTCAATGCCAGCTAAATTTGGATCTGTTTCTAAGGTATACATTGTTCCAGATGATCAAATTTCACAAAAAGAATCATTAGATACGCGTATTGCAAATCCATTAGCAATGAATATGTATGTTTTAGGATATACAGATTCAAAACATTTAACAGAATTAAATCAAGCAGTTAAAGAAAATTTGAAAACGTATTTAGGTTATTATCGCATATTAACAGATGCTGTAAACATTAAAGATGCATTTATTATCAATATAGGTGTAGATTTTGAAATCACCGTGCTTCCAAACTATAACAGCAATGAAGTTTTATTGAAATGTATTTCTACAGTAACGGATTATTTTAACATTGACCGTTGGCAAATCAATCAACCTATTATGAAATCAGATGTAACTACAATGATTGCAAATATGAAAGGTGTTCAAAGTGTTGTTGGCGTTAAATTTTTAAATCTTTATGATTCCGATTTTGGTTATTCCGGAAATATATACGATCTTGTAGGTGCTACTCGCACCGGCGTGATTTATCCATCTTTAGACCCTAGTATATTTGAAGTTAAATATCCGAAACAAGACATTCGCGGACGAGTTGTAAGTTATTAATACGCGTATATTTATACTAAAAGTATAGTATATGTTTAGAATATTTTACGCTGAATCAGATGCTACTGTATATGAAGGCTTAGAAACTGTAAATACAGGTTTAGATGAAATTCTACAAATTGGAAAATCTATCGGAACCGATGGTAGCACTTTGCAAAAATCACGTGCTTTGGTAAAATTCAATAAAGATGAAATCACTAACGTTGTTTCTAAATATAATGTTAATGTTAATTCATGTAAATTTGTATTGCAACTATATACTAGTTATGCAAAGAACTTGCCGGCGCAATATACTATTGATGCAAAAATGATTGCACAACCGTGGACAAATGGCACCGGTTTTTTAGCATCTAATCCGATAATTTCAAATGGCGTTCAATGGAATGAGCCATATTCTAATTGGTCATTAGATTCGCAATCCGGTTCTTTATGGATATCTAGTTCACAACAAATTGAATTGGGATCATCTGGAATATTTGTATCAGGTTCTGGTAAAGGAGGGAGTTGGTTGTATTCTACCGGTAGTACTTCATTTTCTAGTTCACAGGCATTTTCATATCAAACAACGGATTTATCTATAGATGTTTCGAATTTAATGTTGAAGTGGATAAGTGGAAGTAACAGCCAATCAATTGAAAATAACGGATTTATACTTAAATTTTCTGATGCAGATGATTTAGATTCTACGGTTACCGGATATATAAATTTCTTTAGCAGAGAAACGCATACCATATATGTTCCACGATTAACCATGTATTGGGATCAAAGTGCATATTCTTCTTCATTAGCTACTGCAGACTTAGATTCATATACGGTATTCACAAAAATGAAACCAGAATATAAAGATACTGAAGTAGCACGTATACGAATATATTCTAGAAACAAATATCCGCAGAAATCACCAACTAATTTGTTTCCAACACAAACCGTTAATAAATTACCAGCGACAACATATTATTCGGTTATCGATGCTGCTACAGATGAAGTCATTATTCCGTACGATGATATTTATACTAAAGTAAGTTGCGATAATACAAGCAATTTTATTTACATTGATATGAACGGTTTTATGCCGGAGCGATATTATCGTTTACAGTTTAAAATTGTTGATGGGTTTACGGAACAATATGTCGATGATGACATTTATTTTAAAGTAGTTAGATAATGGCTCTAGATCTAGAACAAGTAAGGATTGGATTAGGAAAGGTATTGTTAGACCCAGTACGTCTTCAACAACAGACAAAATACAAAACAAGCGGTTTAACAGTAACATCCAACGATGAAAATATCATGCCGCGTGATGCAGCAGGTAACATCATATTTCATGAAAGTTCTTCTCAAAATCCATTGCTCATAATTGAGCCAGTTGATACAAAAATCATGTTACGATCTGTACTTAAAGTTTTAGACACTCGATTTGAATACTTTAAATTTCCTGTTACTACGACTGCTGTAGCTGATGAAATCGAAGATTTAGCAGTAGATCTAACTATTCCAGATATAGAATCACCTGACATTGTTTATGCTAGATATAAACCATCGGAAAATCTTAAATTAGGTTTTGTTCCTGCTGAAGGTCTTCCATCAGCTCGAGCCTCCGGAATTTTAATGGATGAAGTAGTAGAAGGTGCTTTGCAAACTAATGTAAATGCATATTATGTAACTAAAGAAATTAAAGATTCAGGTGTTGATTTGCGATTTAGAGCTAAAATAAATCATAGATTTGATTCTACATCTTACACAGCACAACAAATAGCAATTTATAATAGGCGAAGTCAAATCACTGGTCGCCCGGTGCAAGATTTTTTACCAGGATATGTTCCAAAAAGTAATATTCGGTTCTTTATTTCTAGACAAGGACCAAATACGCCATTAAATCGTGCCATAGCCGGTCCATTTGCTGGATTCTCTGTTATATATACAGAAGAATTAGGATCAATAGCTCAAGATGAAGTACGCGATACGTTTATTGATGTTATAATTTATAATGAATGGTTTGAAGCGGGTGATTATTTTGGAATTACGCAGATTAATACCCATGGATTACTTTCAGAAAATGATCCTGCATTTCATACTATTAATTCAGAACAAACATATTGGGTGATTACGGATGCATCTAAAAATGTTGATGATTGGAATCAGGAAATTGAATAATGTTATCGCAATATAAAAATATCGACCAAATTAAACTTGCAAGTGGAAGTATTTCTGCTGAACGTTTCTCACGCAGTAAAACAGATTTTTTAAGTTTTGATGCAGAAAAATCTGTATATTTCAATACCGATATTACCAAGCAAACTGAACAGCAACGCATTGAATTACATGTATATTCTGATGATACTTGGATAACGGGTAATCATAAAGTTTCAATTGAATCAAAAATCCCGGAATATAGAAATAAATCAACAAATCAACTCATTGAATTCCCGGCACAACCGGTTGCAATTGATTTATATAAACAACTTGAATCATTAAAATTAACTGCGGGTCAATTTCGAATTGCGGTCAATTTCTTCATAAATCTTATAGGTAATTACGAAAAACAACATTTACGTATTGATGAAATTTCGCCAGATCGAAGAGAAATTCGTTTACGAGCTATTGATGCAGATGATCCTGAATTTTTACAACAAATTACTAGTTTTGCTCGAAACGTAAAACAAACAACAAGTACGTATTTTAGAACATACTTGTTAAATTTTAGCAGAAATAACTGCATATCATTTATCAATAGCGTTGTAATTGGAGAATACTTATACGTTAAATTAGAATCAGAATTACCAGCTGATATTGATGTAGATTTTAAATGTTGGGTCGTTGAAGAACAAAAAGATGCATACATTGATCGTATTTCTGTTATTGCAGCTCAAATACAGCGCTCATTTAGAAAATTAGCTAATCCTAATTGGGATGCACGTACAGATGCTTCATTATCTTCAGAAACTGATTTTAAAACATGGACTGAATTATTAGGTTCATCTACACAAACATCGCAACAAATTATAGATACATATTTTTCTGGTAGTTTGAGTGGAATGGAATTGAATATTGATTATTCAGATTTCAATAATTTTATTTTCTATAGTTCAGCAACAGAACGATTAAAGAATTTTAAGTATAAACTTTCGCTTTTAGAATATTATACTTCACAAAGTCAGGTTGTTTCAGAAATATCCGGATCGACAGCTCAAAACAATCAGCAAGAATATGAAACATATAAAACTAACCTAGTTAGTGGTTTTGATGGTTTTGAAAAATATCTATACTATCAATCTGCTTCATATGTTGAAACTACATATCCTATTGCTTCAGAAAACTTTATCATAGCAGACTTAACTGGTAGTTATATTGCACCAGCACCTAAATCTGGATCTACATATCCATATACATTATCTCCGGTAAGTAGCCCACAATTTACTACATGGTACGGTAATTTAATTGATTCGGCATCTCAATATGATTCATTCAATTTGAATTCATTAGAATATGCAATTCCGGAATACATACGATTTGATTCAACAAATGACGCGGTATTGACATTTGTTAGAATGTTAGGTCAACATTATGATATACTTTATACATATATCCGGGAAATGTTGAAGATTCAAAATCGTGAAGAAAATCCTAAATTAGGTATGCCAAATGAATTGTTATATTCAGTAGCAAAACAATTTGGTTGGAATCTAGTACAAGGAAATCAACAACAAGAACTTTGGTCATATGTATTAGGCGTAGATTCAAATGGCGTTCCACAAACCGGTTCGAATTCAATTAATGGAACTTCGTTACCAGCCAAAGAGAGAACGTAT